AATAGTAGGAAAATGTATGATGGGTTCTACCTCAAACGCATTAGATAAAGGTGGAGCAAATTTTAAGAAACTATACGAAGCTTCGGACGTCACCGAAAGAAACCGCAATGGACAGACTAGTTCAGGACTATATAGTTTGTTCATACCTATGGAATGGAACTACGAAGGATACATTGATACTCATGGATTTCCTGTATTCGACACTCCGAAAAAACCAATTAAAGGTATTGATGGAGAAGACATAGATATAGGTGTTATATCGCATTGGGAGAATGAAGTTGATGGTTTAAAAACAGATCAAGACGGTTTAAATGAATACTATAGACAATTTCCAAGAACAACTAAGCATGCTTTTAGAGATGAAGCTAAGCAAGCTTTGTTTAATTTAACTAAAATATACGAGCAAATAGACTATAATGAAGATCTTCGTAACACTAATGTTGTTACGCAGGGTAATTTTCAATGGGAAGGTGGGATTAAAGATACTAGGGTGATGTTTTTACCAAGTAAAAATGGTAGATTTTTCGTTAGTTGGGTTCCTCCAAGTAATTTGCAGAATAAGTATATATTAAAAAACAATACAAAATATCCAGGTAATGATCATTGTGGCGCATTTGGTTGTGATAGTTATGACATATCAGGAACGGTAGATGGTAGAGGATCCAACGGCGCTTTACATGGTTTAACTAAGTTTTCAATGGAAGACGTTCCTCCTAATTTATTCTTTTTAGAATACATAGCTAGACCACAAACTGCTGAAATGTTTTTTGAAGACGTTTTAATGGCTTTGGTTTTTTATGGTATGCCAATATTAGCAGAGAATAATAAACCTAGACTTTTGTATTATATAAAAAGAAGAGGTTACAGAGGTTACTCTATGAATAGACCAGACAAGGTCATGCATAAATTATCTGTTACCGAAAGAGAAATAGGTGGAATACCTAACTCAAGTGAGGATATAAAACAAGCTCACGCTGCTGCAATAGAAGATTATATAGAACACCATATAGGCGTACAAGATCAAGGTTATGGTAACATGTATTTTCAAAGAACATTAGAAGACTGGGAAAAGTTCAATATAAACAACAGAACAAAACATGATGCTTCTATAAGCTCAGGTTTAGCTATAATGGCTTGCAATAAAAATAGATATACGCCTGTAGCACAAAGAGTTATATCAAAAGTGTCTTTAGGTTTTAGAAAATATAATAATACAGGTGAAAATTCAAAAATAATATAATAAATGGTCTATACTAATAATAATAGCATCTTTCCAGATCAGGTGGTACCTGAAGAAGAAAAGAAATCATTTGAATATGGTTTAGCTGTTGGAAACGCTATTGAACAAGAGTGGTTTAGAAATAACAGTGGACAGAATAGGTTTTCCTATAATTTCCAGAACTTTAATAGACTAAGATTATACGCTAGAGGTGAACAACCTGTGCAGAAATATAAGGACGAATTGTCAAATAATGGTGATTTGTCTTATTTAAATTTAGACTGGAAACCAATACCTGTGCTATCTAAGTTTGTAGATATTGTAGTTAATGGTATGACAGAAAAAGGATATGAATTAAATTCATTTGCCTCTGATCCATTTGCGTTAAAACAACGTACTGATTTTGCTTCTAATGCCATGCGTGACATTAAAAATAAAGCAGCGATAGAAAAACTATCTCAAGCAACAGGTCAAAATTTCTTTGCCTCAACAGATCCCGATAATCTTCCTAAAGATCAAGATGAGTTAGATCTATACATGCAATTAAATTATAAGCAGAGTATTGAGATAGCTGAAGAAGAAGTTATAAATAATGTTCTTGATTCAAATAAATTTGACGAAACTAAAAAAAGATTAGCTTATGATTTAACCGTGTTAGGTATATCAGCAGTTAAGACTAGTTTTAATTTAGCTGAAGGAATTACTATAGACTACGTAAATCCAGCTAATCTAGTTTATTCAGCTACAGATGATCCTAATTTTGAAGACATATATTATGTTGGTGAGATAAAAAGCATAACTCTTCCAGAAATAAAAAAATTGTTTCCAGCTTTAACAGACGAAGAGTTAGAAAGAATACAAAAATATCCAGGACGTCAGAATTATGCTCAAAGCGATTGGCAAGTTAATAGCGACGTTAATCAACATCAAGTATTGTTCTTTGAATACAAGACATATCAAGATCAAGTATTCAAAATAAAACAAACAGAGCAAGGACTAGAAAAAATCTTAGAAAAGCAAGATACTTTTAATCCACCACCTAGTGATAACTTTGAAAGAGCTTCAAGATCTATAGAGGTTTTATATACAGGAGCAAAAATACTAGGTATGGGTGATAGTATACTTAAGTGGGAATTGTCTGAAAACATGACACGACCTTACGGTGACACTACAAAGGTTAACATGAATTACGTTATATCTGCTCCTAGAATGTATCAAGGACGTATAGAGTCTATAGTAAGTAGAACAACTGGTTTTGCTGACATGATTCAATTAACGCATCTTAAACTACAGCAAGTGCTAGCTAGATTGGTTCCAGATGGAGTGTATGTAGACGTTGATGGTTTAGCTGAGGTTGATTTAGGTAACGGAACAAATTATAACGCAGCAGAAGCGTTAAACATGTACTTTCAAACAGGTACAATAGTAGGTAGATCGCTCACTCAAGATGGCGAAATGAATAGAGGTAAAATACCTATTCAAGAACTTCAAAGTTCTTCAGGTATATCTAAGATACAAGCCATGATACAAACGTATCAATATTACTTACAAATGATACGCGATGTAACCGGGCTTAATGAAGCTAGAGATGGTAGCTCTCCAGATAAAAACGCCCTAGTTGGTTTGCAAAAACTAGCAGCAGCTAATTCTAATACAGCTACAAGACATATATTACAGTCTTTAATGTATCTAACTATACGCTCTTGTGAAAACGTTAGTTTAAGAGTTAGTGATATGCTTCAGTTTCCTTTAACTAAAGCTTCTTTATTAAACAGTATAAATGCTTTCAATGTCGCTACTCTTCAAGAAATAGACTCATTGTCTTTACATGACTTTGGAATATTTTTAGATTTAGAGCCAGATGAAGAAGATAAAGCTCAATTAGAAAAAAGTATACAAATAGCACTACAAGCTGGAAGTATAAAACTAGCTGACGCTATAGATATAAGAAATATACAGAATATAAAGCTAGCTAATACATTGCTTAAGTTTAGACAAGCTGAAAATGAAGCTGCTGAAAGAGCTGCTCAAATGGAAAACATTCAAGCACAAGCTCAAGCTAATAGTGAGTCTGCAGAAAAAGCAGCAGCTGCAGAGGTACAGAAGCAACAAGCATTAGCTCAAACAACAGTTCAAATAGAACAAGCAAAATCCCAATTTGAAATCGAACGAATGGAGCAAGAAGCTCAAATAAAAAGAGGTTTAATGGCCGAAGAGTTTTCGTATCAAATTAAATTAGCTGAAATGAGAGCAAAAGCAGACACTCAAAAAGAAGCACAAATAGAAGATCGAAAAGATCAAAGACTACAAATGCAAGGTACACAACAAAGCGAACTGATAGATCAAAGACAAAACGATTTATTACCTAAGAATTTTGAATCAGCAGGTAATGATAATCTAGATGGATTTGGACTAGAGCAGTTTACGCCAAGATAGTGAATTATTAATTTTATTATATTATATTATGTCAGAACAAGTAAAACAAGAAGGTGAATTTAAAGTTAAGCATCACATGCCTAAGTACAAAGACATGGATACTGTTCCAGAAATCACCAAAGTAGATTTAACTAAAAAACCAACAGAAGATGCCATTCCGATCGGAGAAACAGAAGCAGTGGTTGATGATAAACAAACCGGAGATATACCTAAAGTGGGAGAACAAGTACAGCAGTCCGGCGAGATTACTAAGATTGAAATCAAAAATGAAGAAGTAGAATCACCTTTAGAATTAATAGAAGATGAAGACAATAGTTCTGAAGAGATCACAATGGTTGGAGGCACTGAAAACGCCACTACCTCACAGGAACAAAAAGAAGTATTACCGCAAGCTGAAACACAAGATGTTCCAGAAAATCTAGAAAAATTAGTTTCTTTCATGAAAGAGACAGGTGGTACTATAGATGACTATGCAAGATTAAACGCAGACTACAGTAATGTAGATGGAGAGGCATTATTAAAAGAATACTATAAACAAGCTAAACCACATTTAGATTCAGAAGAAATTGACTTTGTAATTGAAGATAATTTTAATTTTGATGAGGATTTAGATGAAGCGCGAGATATCCGTAAAAAGAAACTCGCATATAAAGAAGAAGTTGCAAAAGCTAAAAGCTATTTGAGTTCGCTTAAAGATGAATACTACGCAGAGATCAAGTTGAGACCTGGAGTAAATCAAGAGCAGCAAAAAGCTACAGATTTTTTCAACCGATACAACGAAGAGCAAGAGCTCAGTAAAGTTAACCAAAACAAGTTCCACGGCCAAACAGACGAACTTCTTAACAGCAATTTCAAAGGTTTTGATTTTAAAGTTGGAGAGAAAAAGTTTAGATATGGTATCAAGGATCCAGTTAAGGTTGGAGATAGTCAAAAAGACATTTCTACATTCATTAAGACGTTCTTAAATGACAAGGGAGAAGTTGTTGATACGAAAGGTTATCACAAAGCTTTATACGCAGCGCGAAACGCTGACACTATAGCGCAGCACTTTTATGAACAAGGTAAAACTGACGCGATTAAAAGTCAACTAGCTAAATCTAAAAACATAAGTACAGAGCCTCGCAAAACGCAAGATGGTAATGTATTTGTTAATGGATTAAAAGTGAAAGCAATTAGCGGTCTTGATTCTTCAAAGCTTAAGATTAAAACAAGAAAATTTAACAATTAAAATTAAACTATTATGGCTTTAAGTCCACAATTCGGTTCGATAGTACCATCGCAACAACAACAACTGTTAGCGACAAACTATTTAGCATTTAACACAGGCGGTGCTAACGCCAATGATTTCGCACAACAGTATCTACCTGAGATCTACGAACAAGAAGTAGAACGTTACGGAAATAGAACTCTTTCTGGATTCTTACGTATGGTTGGAGCTGAAATGCCAATGACATCAGATCAAGTTATTTGGTCAGAACAAAACAGACTACATATCTCTTATGACAATGTAGGTAATGCAGGTGCTAACGTATTTGTTATTCCTGTTCGTGTAGCTGCAGCTGGTCTTCCGGCTATTACTAACGTGGTATCTCCAGGGCAAACTATAGTTGCTATGGATGGAGCTGGTCAAGAATTAAAATGTATCGTTACAGCTAGTAGCTTAGCTGCTCCTGGAGCCGCTACTGCTGGTCAATTAACAGTTGCTCCTTATACTGCTGCAAACACAGCTGGTTTAGGTGCTATCGTTAAGATCTTTGTATACGGTTCTGAATTTAATAAAGGATCTCAAACAACTAATTCTGTAGCAGGTGGTGTTAATCCAGCTGTTGGAACTACTAACATCAGTATTGATCCTTCATTTACTCAGTTTTCTAATTCACCTATCATCATTCGTAATACTTACACTATCAATGGTTCTGACATGGCTCAGATCGGTTGGGTAGAAGTTGCTACTGAAGATGGTACTTCTGGATACTTATGGTATTTAAAAGCTGAATCTGAAACTCGTTTACGTTTTGAAGATTACTTAGAAATGAGTGTTATTGAAGGTGAGCTTGCAGCGGCAGGATCAGCAGCTTTAGCAGCTACGTTTAAAGGTACTCAAGGTTTATTTGCTGCTGTACAGTCTAGAGGTAACGTTGAAGTTGGATTTAGTGGCGCAAGCGGAATTGATGACTTTGATGAGATTTTGAAAAACTTAGATACTCAAGGAGCTATTGAAGAAAACATGTTGTTTTTACAACGTTCAACTTCACTAGAATTTGATAACATGCTAAGTGCTGTATCTCAAGGATCTCAAGGTGGTACTGCTTATGGATTATTTGAAAATTCTGAAGAAATGGCATTAAATCTTGGATTTAGTGGTTTCCGCAGAGGATCTTATGACTTCTATAAAACTGACTGGAAATACTTAAATGACGCTTCTACTCGTGGTGCGCAAACGGGACCATCTTCTATCGAAGGTATCTTAGTGCCAGCTGGAACCTCTACAGTATACGATCAAATTTTAGGAACTAACATCCGTAGACCATTCTTACACGTGCGATACAGAGCTTCTCAAACAGAAGATCGTCGTATGAAGTCTTGGTTAACTGGATCAGCAGGTGGTGCTTTCACAAGTACTCTTGATGCTATGGAAGTTAACTTCTTATCTGAAAGATGTTTAGTAGTGCAAGCTGCTAACAACTTTGTATTATTCAAAGGAGTGTAATTACTCTAGTAGATTTACCCTCGTTGAACTGACGAGGGTAACTTCTACTTTTATTAAATATCAAATTATATTATATTATGGCTAAAAAGCAAACAATTCAAGATTCGTCTTGGGAAATAAAAGACAGAACGTATTTTTTAAAAGGACCTCATAATCCTCTAACATTAAAAATACCTTCAAAACATACAGCAAGGCATCCACTATTGTGGTATGACGCTGAAAAAAACGAACAAAGAGAAGTTAGATATGCAACTAATCAAAACTCTCCATTTAAAGATGAACAAGCTGGCGAAGCTACGCTTGGCCACATTAGATTTAAAGAAGGAAGTTTATTAGTTACTAAAGAAAATCAAGCACTTCAAAAAATATTATCTTTATATCACCCGCTTTTAAGTATATTGTATACAGAGCAAGATATCCAAGAAGATGCTAAAGATGATTTATTTGAATTAGAGATGGAGCTAGAGGCTTTAAACGTTGCTAAAAATATTGACATTGATCAATGTGAAGCAATACTACGTGTAGAGTTAGGATCTAAAGTGTCAGACATGAGTTCTAAGGAACTTAAAAGAGACTTATTCTTATTTGCTAAGTATAATCCTAAACTGTTCTTAGATCTAGCTAACGATGATAATGTTCAACTTAGAAATTTTGCCATTAGAGCAACTGAAGCAAATATTATAAAACTTGCCGACGATCAAAGAACGTTTACTTGGGCATCTAATGGACGTAAATTAATGACAATACCTTTTGATGAAAATCCATACTCAGCTATGGCATCTTTCTTCAAAACAGACGAAGGAATACAAGTATTCCAGTCTATAGAGAAAAAGTTCTCTTAACATGTAATATTATAAGGGAGGCGAGAGCCTCCTTTATTTTAATAATAATAAAAAATTGCTATGGACGTAAATACAGTATATCAAACTGTTTTAATGATACTGAATAAAGAGCAGCGTGGTTACATGACCCCGACTGAGTTTAACACAGTAGCAACACAAGTACAGTTAGAGATATTTGAAAAATACTTCGATGATCTTAATCAGCAACTACGTGTGCCTCAGGCAGATACAGATTATGCAGATAGACAAGAAAATATTGACGAAAAAATAGCTATATTCAAAACACTTGGACCAGCGACTCTTGTAGCTAATACTAACTACTTTTCGCTTCCAACAATAGATTCTTATGGTGATGAAGTTATTTTTTATAGATTAGGTAATGTGCTTTACAACGAAGAAAAAGTTGTTCAAAGACTTGATAGACGTGAGTTTTATTATGCTAATCAATCTAAATTAACTAAGCCAAGCGTTATAAATCCAGCTTATCTTTATGAAAATCAAAAGCTTTTTATAAAACCTTTAACTATAATAGATAAAATAAAAGTAGATTACGTGCGAAAACCTAAGGACGTAGTGTGGGGTTTTACTCCTGGATCATTAGGTCAATACGAATATCAAAGTATTCTTTCTACTGATATCGAATTACACGCATCAGAGCAAACTGAAGTTGTATTAAAAATATTATTGTATTCTGGTATCATAATAAGAGACCCTCAAATAATACAAACGGCAGCCGCTTTAGTTCAAGCCGAAGAAACAAATAAAAAAAGTTAAAAAATGGCTACACCAAATAATGGTTTAATAACAGAAACAAATGCGCAGTATTACGCTGGTTCTCAAACATTTGAAGCTCCTATAGTTAACACTAGGCTAACAACTACATTTGACACCGACTTAACATTTGGAAATTATGATCCCAATACGGACACATACAATTTAAACAACTTTAGATTATACGTAAGTCCTAACGGGTTGGCTAATCAATATCAAGAATATGTAAACGCATACACTGTTGAAAATAACGTTATAACTCTAGCAACTATACCACCTCTTGGAACAGAATCTTTTGTAGTTCAGCTGTTAAGTCAGTTTGGAGGTTCGTACGGTAATAGAGATGCTTTTGGAACTACAGTGGAAGATAACTACGGTGGTTACGCTTACACTTCTTTAGAAGATGTTATAACTAATTTTATGGTTGGCTACGTTGGTGCAGGTAAACTAATTCCAAGTGCCAAAACAACTGACGTAATATTTTTCGCTAAAAGAGGTTTACAAGAATTTAGCTATGACACTTTAAAAAGTATAAGATCTCAAGAGCTTAGTATACCTGCTAATTTAAGCGTTCCATTGCCTCAAGATTACGTAAACTATGTTAATGTATCTTGGATTGATGGTCAAGGAATAAAGCATATTATATACCCCACCACGCTCACTAGTAATCCTTATGAAGTACCCGCTCAAGATAACGAAGGTTTACCCATACAAGAAAGTGACAGTCAAAATTTAGAGTTTTCTTCTCAAACTGAAACCCGCTGGAACGCAAATAATCTAGATCAAATCAATGCTGCTCAAAGCAATTTGACGGGTATGCTATTGTCAGACGGTTTAGGATATGGCGGCATGTATGGAGATAACTATTTTGGACAAAGATATGGTTTACAGCCTGAAACAGCTCAAGTAAACGGATGGTTTACTATAAATGAAAAAAGCGGCAAAATGTCTTTTTCTAGTGACTTAGCACAAAAACTAATAATTTTAGAATATATTTCTGATGGTTTAGGTTATGATGCTGACATGAAAATACCTAAGTTAGCAGAAGAAGCTTTATATGCCCATATTAGTCATGCTATAATAGCTACTAGAATAAATCAACCTGAGTATGTCGTACAGAGACTCAGAAGAGAAAAAAGTGCTAAACTAAGAAATGCTAAGATTAGATTATCAAATATAAAATTAAATGAGTTTGTTCAGATTGCTCGAGGTAAATCTAAATGGATTAAATACTAAATTGAATGGCTGAAGTTAAAAATGCTTTTATAAAGTCTAAAATGAATAAAGATCTTGATAGTAGATTACTACCTTCAGGTGAATATAGAGATGGATTTAATATACAGGTTAGTAAATCAGAAGGCGAAGACGTAGGTGCTTTAGAGAATGCTTTAGGTAATTCAAAAGCTCTTATAAACACAAGTGGTAGCGATCCAGTTCCAGTTGATTTTAGCGTTTTAGCAGGACATAGTACTGGAACATTAAAATCAATAGGCTTATACAGTGACATAGTATCTAGTACTATATTTGTTTTTTTAACAAATTATACTGATCCAGGTTTTCCAGGAAATATATTATACTCTTCTACGGCGTTGAATTACATATATTCTTACAACACCTTAACTACAGAAGCATCTCAATTAGTTAGTGGTGCTTATTTGAATTTCTCTAAAACTAATCCAATAAACGCTGTAAACGCTTTAGAGAATTTGTTATTTTGGACTGATAACAGAAATCAACCAAGAAAAATAAACGTATCCACAGCACAAGCAAATTCATCTCACTATAATTCAGAAGATTTAGTATCTATAGCAAAATATAATCCTTACGAGGTAATAGAGCTATATTACCAAGATACAAACGAATTTATTCCAAACTCTACAACTGTTGTTAATCCTAATCGTAATCAATGGGTGTGTGCAGCGCAGGATGTTACTTCTTCAAAATTACCAGATGGAACCACGGATAACATGTATTACGACGTTAAATGGCCTGGAGATCCTGATTATTTAAAAAATAAATTTGTATCTTTTAGCTATAGGTTTAAGTTTTCTGATGGAGAATACTCTATATTAGCTCCTTTTACTCAAGAAGCATTTATACCACAGCAAGATGGTTATTTTTTAAGCGGTGATGAGGATTCAGCTTATAGAAGTTCTATTGTGGAATTTATGCGTAATAAAGTTACTAATGTAAAACTTCATATTCCATTACCAATTCAAGGACAAAATTTAGAATCTGCTTACGACGTATCTCAAGTAGAAATTGTTTGGAAAGATTCTAACTCATTAACCGTAAAAACATTAGATTCAATACCTTCTAGTACTTTTGTTGGTTTATCAACAGATTTCTATTCTTACGATTATCAATCTAGAAAACCTTATAAAACACTACCTGAATCAGAAATAGTAAGAGTTTATGATAAAGTGCCAGTTAGAGCGCTTAGTCAAGAAATAATTAGCAATAGAGTTGTTTATGGTAATTTTCAAGATAAACACACTCCACCTTCTACTATAAATTATGATGTAGCTGTTACTGAAAAGTCAATATTTGATATTTCTAATACTAATAATTCACTTTATACCACGAGTCAAATAGAGTACCCTGAACACACTTTAAAACAAAATAGAAACTATCAAGTTGGTATAGTGCTTTCTGATAGATATGGAAGACAGTCTACTACTATACTTTCTCCTATAGATACGCAAATAAAAACAATAACAACTGGAGGTAATGATTTGAACTTTAAAGGATCAACATATTATCATCCCTATAAAGGTGAACCTGTATCTCCATCAGTTAACGACATACACTCATGGCCTGGAGATTCTTTAAAAATACTAGTAAATGCAGGTATTAATAGTGTTTCCAACATAATAACAGGAACTCCTGGTTTATGGAATGGTGATACTACTAGTCCAAATTACAATCCCTTGGGCTGGTATTCTTATAAAGTAGTTGTAAAGCAAACAGAAACAGATTATTACAACGTTTACTTACCCGGTATATTAAACGATTATCCAGACTACACCTCTACTCAAAGAGCTGATATGCCCGATCCAATAAACACTATTGCACATATATCTCTTATTAGCGATAATATAAACAAAGTGCCTAGAGACTTAACAGAAGTGGGACCCGAACAGCTTCAGTACAGAAGTGACGTTAAGTTATTTGGTAGAGTTACGCCTAATTTCATTGATAACACTGCCCCTACATATAACGAGCCTTATTATCCAAAAGACAACACAATGACTGTTGCGTCTATATCAGAACAAAACAATATGTTCATTGATGCAACCGTTAATCCTCCATATAGCACTATATATCAAACAGATTCAGATCCTTATGTAGCTAGAATATCTCAAAATAACGTTTCAGTTGCCGCTTCTACGCCGCTGTCTAAACCAATAGGCTCTTCACAGGTAAGTAGCATAACGGGGTATACTAGACAAAATATATTTTTAGGTGTATTTGAAACGGCTCCATTTGAATCTTTATTAGATATATTTTACGAAACCTCTACAACTGGATTAATAAGCGATTTTAATTTGTTAGCGGGTAATGACGACGGAACTTTAGAAGGATGGAACTCTAATGGTGAGGATGGTTTTCTTTATTCGCAAACAGAGGCTTCTCCCCAGGGAGATATTGTTGTTTTAAATTTTACAGCTACTTTACCTTCTGGGTTAGGAAATGGAGTTCCTATAGCTAATGCAGAAATAAAACTTGTAAACGTTTCTAATGGACAAGGAACCGTAATAACAAGCGATTGGTTGCTTGAAGATGGCGCTGACGTTGACAATAAAAAAACTTATACATTAAAAGTTGTTAATGAAAAATACTTTGAAACAGCTGCTTTAAAAAATACATTTATATTTACTTTTAGCGTTATAAATAAAACAGACCCAAATAATATCATTAATTATGGTAATGTAGATGTTCCTGCGGTAATTTTAGGTAACATTGGTCCTATTATAACAAATGCAGCTCTTTTCCCAGCTATATCAGAAGACAGAACAGACCCAAATGTTCCAATATTTACTTTTTTAGGTACAAATGGTACTATTGTACCTGGCAAACTTTCGAGCAATTTATCTTGGGAAATAAAAAATCAAGTTCCAACATCTACACCTCTTATAAGCATAAATCCTTCTGATGGACAGGTTTTTGCTCCTTTAGATGTTAGTGGAAATTATAGTTTTAGCATCACCGTAACTGATTCTGGTAACTTGTCTTATACTGTGCAAATAGGAGCTGTTGCTGGAAAACAACCTATGAATCCAGGTTTTGGCAAGTATGACGCAGCTAATTCAACTCAACCTGATATATCTAAAGGAATACAATCTACTGGTTTTTTCTGGTGTGAAGACTACTCATCAGCTTTAGCTGATCCATATCCAAATAGTTTTAACGCAGAAAGTGGCGCAAGCTCAAGAACACACGGTATAGAGCTTTTATCACTACTACAATCTGGATTTAGTAACACCTCTTCATCGGTTCAATCCTCTGGTAATGTAGATTTAACTGTACAAGATGACGAAGGAAATCCTTACAGGATGAACAACAGTAACTACAAGACAGGTTCTAGAGATACTAGCGTTAGCAACGGAAACAACTCTTTAACCGCAGGTACAGCTTTTTTAAAGGTTGACTTTAAATTTAGACAATGGCCTTGGAGTTCTTTTATTGATTCATCGTCTTCTCGCCAGCCTACCTACAACACGGTTTCGTGGACTGCTTATTTACAGATAAGACCATCAGGAGGCACTTGGCAGGATGTTTTAGATGTAGAAGGTTCTCAAATACGTTTTGGTTCTGAGCAAATAAACATTAATAATGCTAGCTTAAACTCAAGCGCTAATGGAAATGACTTTGCAAAAACAGGTATATTAAAAAACTCTGCTGAATACCAAATAACACAAGGCGTTGGATCAAGTGTTGATCCAAATAGAATAGCACAAGATTCAGTAGGTGCCACAGCTTGGTTTCCTCAGGCGTCTGATCAATCTTCAGTTACATCTACAGTTTCAAAAACTTTTGTTTTTGGAAAAGATCAAGGTTACCTACAAACAGCAGATCAGTATGGTGATTATAGATTATTAATTTTATATCCAGTAGATGGAGGTCCTTCTTTTGATGGACCTGATCCTCCAAGTAGGGTTATTCCAACCCCTTTAAGTAACCAACCTAGCTGGAGAGATAGTAATTCATATAAAAAAAGAGGAGCAGGTTTAACAGAAAGTAGAATTACTGTAGATATATCTTACGGTGATTTTTATTATCCTTCACTTGGAACTGAATCTTCTAACGAAGTATATGCTTATAGAGTATCACTAACAGGGCAATTGACTAGAATTGACGCTGAAAACTTAACTATAAACAACCCAACGACATTTGAAACTGTATACGCTAGAGAGTGGTCCTTAAAATATGTTACTCAGTTTTTTAGAGAATCATCTCTAACTCAAAATTGGGTTCCAGCTGCAAGACAAGGAGATTATTACGTATATCAATCAGTTCAAGAGATTAACAGTGTTAATAGCGAATATGGTACAGAAAATTCAGCATTTACAACTAGTGAAGTCTATGAGCCTCAAGTAAACTCCTCTAGCAATTCTCAAAGAAAATATACGGCTCAATTTGATCTAAATGGAAAAAAAATAAAACAATCAGCAATACCTATGGTAGGTAACGCTGTTGAAGCATATAATCCATATGATAGAAGTGACGATGGTAATGGACAGCCGTCTGGACCTGTGTAATTTACTGGAGATTTTTTAAATAATAAGTGATAATATAATATGGGAGTAATAGAAGTTAAATATTTCAACAGTTTTATACTGAGAAAGACATTAAGTGACGCAGCGCCTAATAGCGCACCTATGTGGAATGGCTCCAGAGGAGACAATACATATGGCAACACAAGCATAATACCTACTCCAGCAGCATCAAGCGTTTATAATTGGGCTGTAGAAGAAGCTAGAATAACTGGTGGTTACAATAATGCATCTGTACAGCCTGGCGTAAGAGCTTATTTAGTAGAAGACAACCCAAGAGCATCTTTAAGGGTTAATTCAATGATATACTCTGGTATATTTAATTCTAGAACAGGTATAAACGATACAAACGTTTTCTCTGTAGGTGAAGATATAATAAAAAGTGTAGATCCAGCTAACGGATCAATACAAAGACTTTATGCAGAAAACACTAATTTAACTATATTTCAAGAATCTAAAGTAAGTAGAGCTTTAATAGATAAAGATGCTATATACTCAGCTGAAGGCGGTGGAACAGTTACATCTGCTAATCTTGTTATAGGTGCAGTTCAACCTTATTCTGGCAATTTTGGTATAAGTAGAAATCCAGAGAGTTTTGCTAAATACGGTAATAGAAAATACTTCACAGATAAAGATCGTAATGCAGTTTTAAGGTTGTCTAACGATGGTTTAACTGAAATATCTAATTACGGTATGTTTGACTACTTTAGAGACAAACTAAGCGAACTAGACAGATCAATTGACGAAAGAGGTAAAGCAATAGGAGCTTGGGATATACACAGCAAGCAGTATGTATTATCTTTACAACCTTTCTCTGGCACATACTCAACGGTTACTTTTGATGACGGCGTAAATGGCTTTACTAGTTTCTTTGGTTACGAACCAGATAACGGAGGTAGTATTAAAAATCAATATTACACTGTTAAAGATGGTGTTTTATGGTTGCATTACGCTGCGGATGCTAAACGTTCTAATTTTTACGGAGTACAGCAAAAAGCTAATATAGAGTTTATTTTTAACCCAAAAGTTAGTATGTCTAAAGTATTTAAGACAGTTAACTACGAAGGAGGTAATGGTTGGCAAGTTGATAGCTTTAAATCTGGAGTTACAGGAGTAGCAAGCGTTGGAACGCCAATAAATGCTGCTGGAGACGCATACAATCTAGGTACTCAAGATACTGTAGCTTTAGTTTATAGCTATAATCAAGGATCTTATGATAATTATGGAAATCAATATCCTGCTATTTTAACACCTCCAATTAATCATGCAGGTTTTTCTCGTAAAGAGAACAAATACATGTCAAATCTTATAAATAATAGTCCAGCTGCTGCCGGAGAAGTTTTTTGGGGAGCAGCTATGACTGGTATAAAAGGTTATTTTGCTACAGTAAAACTATCTACAGATACGGTAACAGATGTGGGTGGTATGAAAGAATTATTTGCAGTGTCTTCACAATATGTAGAATCATCATATTAAATTAAATTAAATGGAATTAAGTGTACGTAAATTAAAAGAATCTGATTGGGATACTTTAGTTGGTCTTTGGAAAATGTGGCCTGAATGGCAAACGCATCCAACTAAAGAATTATTACCTGAAAATGGAACAGGTGGACTTATCGTTGAAAAGCACGGAAAAGCTATTATAGCCGGATTTATATACACTACTAATTCTAAAATCGGTTGGATGGAATGGATAGTTTCAGACGCTAATTATAAAGAAGCCGACAAAAAAGAAGCTAGTAAACTTTTAGTATCAGGCTTAGAGTATGTGGCTAAAATAAGCGGATGCAAAGTAATACTAAGTATAGGTAGAAGTAAAGGTTTAATTGATACGCATAAAAGTTTAAATTATACAATAGACAAAGATCCTTCTTATGAAATATCAAAAAAAATAGTATAAAATGGGAATAGTAACAGCAGCAATAATTGGAGGTGCAGCCGCCGTAGCAGGTAGCGCTATAGGCGCTATTTCAGCTGGTAAAGCAGAAAAAAGAGCACGTAATAACAAAAACAGATTAACAGGTGAACTTGAAGAACTTGAGAACAGTAGACAAGATATAATTAATCCCTACGAAGGAGTAACAGATTTATCTGCTATGATTTCAGATGTAAGCTCAATAGCTTCTAATCCTTTTGCTAATTTATCTGTATCTACAGCTGCTGCAGAGATGCAAGTTGAAGAAGCTGATATCGCTTTAGCTAATACTCTTGATACTCTTAGAGCTACAGGAGCAAGCGCCGGTGGAGCTACTGCTTTAGCTAGAATGGCATTAGAAAGTAAAAAAGGTGTTTCCGCTAGCATAGAACAACAAGAGGCTAACAACCAGAAACTAGCAGCTAAAGGAGAAGAAAGAGTTCAAGGTATTCAATTAAACGAATCTAGAAGAGTTCAAGGCGAATTAAGAGGCGAAGCTAAAAGAATGCAAGATGTTGATGTTCAGGCAAAAGATTTAAAATTCAGAAGAACAGAAGAAAGAGAAATGCAACAATTAGACCGTAAGCAAGCTCAAATAACAGGTGCTGCGGCTCAACAAGCAGCAGCCACTCAGGCAAAAGCTGATTCAATAAACGCTGGAGTTAGTGCTGTAGGTAGCATGGGTAGCGCAGCTATTGGAAAATTAGGATAATAAATATGGAAGCAAAACAAAGTACTTTTACATCTGTAAGTAAAGAAGCTAATGAACTATGGACAAGTGCCGTAGATAATTTAGGGGTAGATACAGCTGAATCTATAAGAAAAAACAAAGCTTCTATGTCTGCTTCTCAGAAAGAAGCCGCCACAACTCAAAGAGATGTAGCTGCTAGACTTTTTGATGATCAAGAAGAAGCGTTAAAAAACATAAAAAAAGGCGGTATAAATAATCCATCATTATCTAAATTAGGTAATGACCTTATATGGGGTATTTACCATGCTGACACTGCCGTTGCTCAAGCCGGAACAAGAGAAGAAAGAAATGATGCTGGTGTTGCTTTGTCTAGTTTAAATAAATCTTTAACAGAGTTATACCAAATAATAGAAATAGGTAGAGATACTGATTCTATGTTTATGATCGAGTATTTTGGCTTAGAAGATGCTAAAAACCCAGGTCAAGCCGAAGGTATGGCTTTAGTAGGTAGAGACACTCCGGTTTGGTGTAAAACTATGGCTATTAGAAGCGGTTTAGCGGGTGATGATGCATCTGAAGAGTACTACATAGGTGACGATGGAGAAATAAGGTTGAAATATGCTGGATCATTACTAGATGGTATGACGGTTGATAAACCAGCTTTAACTTGGTTAGCTTACGATCCTGGTGTTATATTGAATTTAAAAGCAGAGAATATAAAGATGCTACAAACTCCAAGCTCTTTAGACGTAGATGGTAAGCAAGTATCAATCATAGACAAAAGTTTACAATATAATGATGCTTATTTATTATTAGATAAAAAATACCTTGAAGTTTCTAAAGACGGTAAAATGCAAACTGAATTTATACCGGCTAACATGGCTAAAATAATTAATGATACTAAAGCTAAATCTACAGCTAGAGCTAATTCTTTATTAAACAACTATGAGGACGCTAATAGAGCATGGAGAAATAATTTTAACAAAGAAGAAGATCTTAAATTTGGAGTTGCTGCTAATGGTAAAAACATAGACGCAGATCAACAGGCTGAGTTTCAAGAGCTTATGTTTAGTAGTTTAAAACCATTGCTACCAACGGTAGCTGTAGGACAAACTACGGAAGTTGTAAAAGAAAAAGTACAACCTGAAATGGTTGAAGAAGAAGTATTAACTGCAGATCAATTTAACTAGTATGTATATATTCAACGGTAAAAAACTAACTGAAGAGCAAGCAAAGAAATTTGCTGAAGAAACAGATAGAGATCTTCAAACTTTTTTAGAAGCTAATCCAGATATACAAGAAGATCCAGACTTTGGACCTCAGGACGAGCTGGGAAAGCCGGAAGTTGCTGTGGAGGAGGTTGTACCTGCAGTAACAGAAGATACGGCTTTACAATCGGAAGATGGTTCTTCGGAGTTAACCGCTTATAAGGATCTTACTGACGAGCAGAAAAAACAACTAAATAAACAAAAAAAAGTAGATTTAGAAAACTCTCCAGAAGAAATAGCTGAAAGAAAAAAAGTAGTTAAAGCTGAACAAGTTGATATATTAAGTACTGATATAAAACTTGATGAAATAGTTTTAACTCCAAGAAAAGAAACTGAAGAGTTAAAAAGCTTTAGATTAAACACCGATTTAAGTAACGATAATGAAGTATATGCTTCTGAAAAAGCAAATGAAAGTTACGGTAAGTTTGCAAAAGAAGCTAAAAGCATATTAGCTAAAGGATCAACAGAACAAGAAATAACAAACAAAGCTATAGAAATAGCTACCAATGTAGAGCGTGTAAAAATAAAACGTGTTTTAACTAAAAGATATTTAGAAACTTTAAGCGAAAAAAATAAAGATAGTGTAACTACTCAAAAAGTAGAAAAAGCTTCTGAAGAAATAATTAAAAAGAAAGCTTTAGAAGAAGAATTAAAACTCACTTTAAAATCTACAGCAGGAACTACAATTAAAGAAGTAACTAATATTGACGGAGATTCTGAAAAAGTTGAGGTTTTTAACAATCCTGATCTAGATAACTACGTGAGAATAGCTAAAGCTTTTAGCGAAGAATCTGATTTTAATTTTGATTTAACAGATTTAGGTTTTTTTGAGCTAAAAGAAGCTGAAAAAAACTTAAAAGATTTTGGAAATCCAAACGAAATCACAAACAAAGAAGAGGCGCAAAGTTATAATTCTTTAGTGAACGTTTACAACGAGGCTATAAAAAACAATAAAACCGTTAAGCTTTCAAATGGCAAAATAGTTCCTAAAGCTACATTTGATTTATTTGTAAAATCTAAAGAAAATTTTGAAATAGCAAATAACAATATACAGGCTATTGTAGACGATATATCAGATTTAGATGTTTCTATTAAAAACGAAGCAGAGGATCTGAAATTGACTAAAAAAAGTTATAATGATTTAGACAAATTAGGATCTAAAGCCGCTTTAGTTTTAGGTAAAATACCTTATGACCTATTAGGTGGTGCTTCTACCATGATAGCTGATGGCATAGAAATAAAACAAATGGCCAACAGAAGTGGCGTGACACCTTTAGCTGGAATGGTCATAGGGAACTTAAGAGATTTTTCTAAAACAGCTGAGTCATACAGTAAAGGAGCTGATAAGCTTTTTGAAGATTACTATAAAGATGATGTTAGTTTTGAAGACGCTTTTTCTAGTGGAGCTAATTTAGCTGAGTTTTCGGCTCAAGAAATTGTTGGCCAGTTTGGCAATTTAGCTATGTACTCTATGGGTATGTGGCCTGGGTCTATAGCTATTGGAGTCACTAGTTATGAAACGCAAAGAAGAGTTTTAGAAGAAGAAGAGAAGAATAACATATTAGGCACTAAAAAATCTGCGCTATACAAAGCTGGAGTTGCTACGGGTTACGCTTCTGCTGAGGTTGGTTTCGCAGCTATACCAACTATAAATATATTAAAAAAAGCTACTGCTGGTGTTCCAACTAAAGGAATACTAGATGGTCTTAGTAAGTTTACTTTAAAGCAAATAGGTAAGACGGCAGTTAAAGACACAGCTATAGAGGTGGCGGGTGAATCTGGGACAGTGATGTTTCAAGCAGGTATAGACATGCTTATAGGTAGAAAAGAGTGGTCACCTAGTAACTTGGTTAAAGATGTGCCACATGCGGCTTTCAGCGCTTTACTGCTTAGTGGAACGTTTACTAGTGTACCTTTAGTCGATGGAATGGTGAGTCGTGTTTTTTCAGACTACAACTCTAATCAAGAGGCTATGGCTGATCTTAATGAGATAAACGAAATAAGTTTAGAATTACAAAATATTGATGGTAGAACTAAAGAAGCAAGAGCTAAAAAACAAGTAGTAAAAGAACTAACTGATAGCTTTATTAATAAGCTAGAATCTAAAAGAAAAAAGCTAAAATCAAACTTAACCAAAGAAGGTTATGAAATGTTATTAGTTGCAGAAATAAATAAACTAAAAATACAAAAAGAAGCTAAAAATATCGCGGAAGGTATTGGAAGTGATAAAAGTAAACAAGCGTCTTTAACCTCTTTAAAGATTTTGTTTGACGCCTTAAACAACGAAATAAATGACTTTAAAAAAGATTACAAAATAAATATTAATTTACTACCAAGTAAAGAGTTAAATAGATTAAACAGTTTAGCTGAGCAAAAATTAATAGGTGAGGGTAAAAAAGTAGATAAAGCTACTGTTAAAATAGAAGCTGAAAAAATATACTTAAGCGAAAACTTTGACACTAATATAGATAAAACAAAAAAAGCGATTATCGCTGTAAATAAATCTGGAACAGAACAAACTTTTAATGTTTATGAAACTAAGTCTGAAGCTATTGAAGGGTTTAAAGCGTCTTTAGATGCTAGAGTTAAAAGTGGAAAAATAACAGAAGCTCAAGCTGAAGCAGAACTAAATAAAGCTACTGAGGGAGTAAAATCTGGACAAGTTAACGGTTTTAATTATAGCCCAGATGATTCTTTTAGTGATATTGTTGTAGTGAAAGAAAACTCAATAAACAACGGTAAAACAGGTATAGGTTTACATGAGTTAGGGCACTCTCTTTTCACTTTAGGTTTTGCTAAAGATCCAGAAGCTTTTAAAGGTATGGCCGAGACTGTTTTGTCTTGGTTAAAAGAAAATAATGAATCTGCTTATAATAGAGTTTCAAAAAACACTGCTTTAGACGTAAGTGAAGGTCGATACGATGAGGTGTTAACTAATTTTTTAGAAGAAGTTAGTTCTAAAAGGTTTGATTTAGAAGCTAAAAAAAATCAAGGTATACTAGGTCTTTTAGGTTTAACTATAAATAATGGAATAAACAAATCTACAAATACAGATGGAGATTTTATATTGCAAGGTGATGAAAATGTAGTTGAATTTTTAAATTCATTATCTAAAAAAGTAAAAACAGAAACCTTAACCTCTGAAGATGTTTCACAGCTTAAAAAAGGTAAAATAAAAGAAAAAGTAGATTTAGATAAAAAAACAGACACAAACATTAAAGAATCTAGATCTGAAGAAGCATCGACTAAAGTTCAAGAGCTATATGACGCACAAGGTGAAGCTGCTGCTTTTGACATTATAGAGCAGTTTAAACCTATAACAAATAAAATAGTAGAAAAAAGATCTCAAGCTCCAGGGTTTGACAGACAGCTACTTACTGACGAAGTAGAAACAGGTAAACGTGGTATATTAGATTTAATTAAAGAATATAAACCTGAGTCTGGTGTTCCATTGGCTGCTTATATAAATAAGTTTTTACCAGCTAGAGCTATAGAGGCGTCGAAAAGAATACTAGGTGAAGAATTTACAGATGATGTAACTGAAGCTAAAGGTGTTGCTGCTGAAGAAATTGCAGTTGACGTTGTGTCTACTGACAAACAAGCTACTTCTAAGCTTAGAAGAGTTCTTGGTATCAAGCAAGGCGATGAAATATATGATTTAGCTAAAGAAGTTTCAGGAGAAATATTAAGTAGTGATTTACCTGGTAAGAAAGTTAAAACAGCTGTAAATAAAAAAGCTAGAGAGAGTAAGCTACGTAAAGCTGTATCTGATCTTATGGGTACAGAGAAAGCTATAGACGAGCAATTTCTAAATAAAAATATATTAGAAGTATTAAAAGCTTTACCAGCATCGGATCTAGTTAAACTAGAAAGAGAGGCTAAAGTAAAAGTGTTAGCTGAACAAGGTCCTAGACTTAACGTTAAGGATGCTAGGGAAGCCGTTAACAAAGGTATATTACCAAAGGATACTAACTTACAGTCTGGACCTAAAGTGTCCTCTAAGCTGCCTACAACACTTGAACAAGCTAAAGAGTTTTTTACTCAAAAGAGAAAAGCTGGTTTAGTTAATGTTGTAACTGAAATGCTAGTTAAAGACGCTGCTCCTGAAGTTACTGAAGGTAAAATAGAACCAGCTAAAAGAGCTAAAGTATTATCTGAAATAGATAGAGCGCCTACCTTAAAGTTTAGTCTAAGTACTAAACAGGATTTAGATTGGTCTATAGATGAAGCTGAGAATCGTAATACCAGTTTTACTATTGGCGATAAGACATATAATGTACAATTAAACGCTAGAGACTTAGGAGCTGATCAAGATGCTGATCCTACTGATTATTCATTAGAATTTGATCAAGATGGAAGTCAAGAATTAACAGGTAAAGGAGATCAGTTTAAAGCTGTGAGTATTATTTACAATGGTGTAATTGATGAAATAAAATCAAATCCAAACATAGCTACTGTTCGTTTTAATGCTTTAACTAGTGAAACTAGTAGAGTTAAGTTTTATGACGTTCTATTAGATAAACTATCTAAAGAATTAGGCTGGGATGCAGAAACGTTTGAATACGAAACAAATGGAGTTGTAGATGAAATTGGTTTTGAAATGTATAAGCCAGAAGAAACAACTAAAGAACTACCTACTTTAAAGTTTAGCGGAACAGAACTATCAAGTGTTATAGATTATGTTCTGCAGGAATCTTTTAAAGTAAGCGAAAATGACTTTGCTAAAAACGATAAAGATTGGAGCGTTATATTTGAAACTTTAGGTGTAGTTAATTTAAACTTAAATAATAAACTTGTACGTGAAAAATTTTTAGATGATTTAATTTCTACTAAAGTAGATAAAAATGGCAAACCAATACCTGGTTTAGCTTCTAAATTTCCTAAAAGCTTTTGGAAGAATTTTCAAGGAACAAGTAAATCTGTTTCTGAGATGCGTGGTGATGTTAAGTTTTATAAAATGAAAGATGGTTCTTTTGCGCCTGGAGTTTTAGCAAAAGATAAAAATGGTAAAACAAAATATAAAGCTCCTGATGGGGCGTTTAGAAAATATAGTAGCCACGTATTTTTTATAAATGTTGCTGACGCCAAAGCATGGATTGAAAAAGCTGAAAGTGAAGGAATTAAGTTTCCTCCTGAATCTCCTATGTGGAAAGATCTTTTATATAAAGAACCTTACACCCAAAAAGTAAACAAAAAAGAAGTTTTATTACTAAACAAAGAAAGATTTAATGATGTTGACTTTATAAATAGACAAGAAAATAAACAAAAAGCTTTAAAGAGTATATTTAAAACTTTTGAAAAGTTTATAGCCGAAGGGAAGGACAAGAATAATGCGGCTTTAGTAGGTGGACTCCTTAAGTCTACAGCTGGCTGGCAAGGTCATTTCATAAGAAAAAGTGCTCCAGTTAAGTTTACTCAAATAGGTAAAATGTTTAACAGTAAAGGTGAAAAACTTTTTACAGAAGAGCATACGCTACCAGCTACCGGAGTTGCTAAATATTTATTTACGCAAGCAGTATCAGGTAATGTAGCTAAAAACTTTAAATATGTTGAAAAAAATTATTTCCAAGGGGCTTTATTAAATAAAAACGATGATAAGTTAGCTGGAATTGGAGTTGATGGTAAAAAGTTTTCATATAAAAGTAAAACTCCAGACGGATTTAATATAGAAACTGATAACGTTTGGTCTAGATACTTTAATCCTAACGTAGCGAAACAAGCATTTGGTATAGATCCTAATTCTTTAATGACTTATCAAGGTAAAACCGTATACGATATTCATGGTGTTGACAGTTCAGGCAACTTTATAGATCCGGCTTTTAATGAAACGCTATCTAAACCAGCTAAAACAAACAACAATAAGCTTCCAGCTACCGTAAAGCTAAGCAAGTCTGATTTGTTCAATAATAACGTTTTAAACGTTATGCAAGAAACAGACAACACTAATCAAGAATCTGAACTTAAATTTAGCAAATCATTAGATCTTGATAAAGATTTTAATGATATTATAGAAAACAAAACAGGCATAGCTTCAGATAAAACTTACGCTAGAGTTAAAGCTGAGGTTGCTGGAGCTAATAAAGGTAGATTTAACTTCTTTATTCCGCCGTCTGCAGAAGACTTTGTAGGTTTATTGTATTCTACTTTAGGAAAAGGTGATGTTGGAGATGCTCAAATGGCTTGGTATAAAGCTCATTTGCTTAATCCATTTGCAAGAGCAATGGAAAACTTAGCTAACGATAGAGTTTCATTGATGGAAGACTTTAAAGGCCTTAAAAAAGCTTTAAAAATTGTACCTAAAAACTTACGTAAAAAAATAAAAGATAGTGACTTTACTAAAGAGCAAGCAGTAAGAGTTGCTATTTGGGATAAACAAGGTATGACAGTGCCTGGATTGTCTCAAAAAGACCAACAAGAGTTAGTTGACTATGTAGATAATGATGCTGATTTAACTGTTTTTGCAGATCAATTAATAGCTATGGGTAAAGGAGATGCATATGCTGCTCCTGATGGCGGTTGGGTTGCTGGAACTATTGATACAGACTTTATAAAAGCTTTAAATACAGTTAAAAGAGATAAGTATTTAGAAGTATGGCAGCAAAATGCAGATGAAATATTTTCTGAAGCTAATCTAAACAAGCTTGAAGCTGCTTACGGTAAGCCTTACAGAGAAGCAATGGAGAACATGCTTACAAGGATGAGTACTGGTAAAAATACTAGCTCCGGTTCTGATAAGCTAACTGCTAGATTTACAGACTGGTTAACAAATTCAGTTGGTGCTATTATGTTTTTTAACACTAGATCAGCTGTATTGCAGACTATATCAGCCGTTAACTTTATAAACTTTAGTGATAATAACGTATTAAAAGCTGGAGTTGCATTTGCTAATCAACCTCAATATTGGAAAGATTTTAAAAAGCTATTCAATTCACCATTTTTATTAGATAGACGTAGCGGCTTAAAGCTAAATGTAAATGAAGCTGATATTGCTGATATGGCTAAAGGCCCTGGAAATGGTGCTAGAAATGTTATCGCTGGAATACTTAAAGCTGGTTTCTTACCAACACAGCTAGCAGATAGTTTTGCCATTGCATCAGGTGGAGCTTCGTTTTATAGAAATAGAATTAAAGCTTTACAAAAAGAAGGCTTAACAGAAGCTGAAGCTGAAGAGCAAGCATTTAGAGATTTTAGAGAAATTGCAGAAGAGTCTCAACAGTCAAGCAGACCTGATAAAATCAGTCAACAACAAGCTGGTCCATTAGGACGTGTAGTGCTAGCTTTTGCTAACACGCCAGCACAATATGCACGACTAATTAAGAAAGCTG